ATTATCTTTATTACTGAGATTGATGGTTATTTTAAGAAATCTAAAAAGAAAACTTCTAAAGATTTAATGGGGCATAATTTTATGCAAAACATAGAGGCATATGTAAATATATTTCCTAATAAGAAACTATCCTCTGGAAAATATGCAAGAGTACCTGCAAAAAATCTTGAAAATGCATTTAGATGGTTTTTTGATACCTATGATTATTCATGGGAAATAATTTTTGAAGCTACACAAAAGTTTGTAAATGAATATGAGTCTAAAAATTATGAATATATGAGGAATTCTCAATATTTTTTGAGAAAACAATCTATAATTGATAGAAGTTGGGACTCTGATCTTGCTACTTATTGTGAATTTTTAAATAATAACCCTGATGATGATGTAGTTGTATTTAATGAGTTAATTGTATAATGTAAATTTTAAAGTCTATGACAAAATTATTTAATGGTGCGAGACACCTGTTACCTGTTAGGGAAAGGGAAAGTTTAGAAAAAGGTCTTATTAAGATGAAGGCAAAGAGGGAAGGTAAACTTCCAGCACTTATTAGTGCATGGCCAAAATTTAATGATGCTTTTTGTGATGGACTTGAGTGGAGAACAATAACAGTTGTTGGTGCAAGACCTGGAACAGGTAAGACCCTATTTATGGAACAGTTAGTTTCTGATATTATTATTCAGAATCCTGATCAAGAATTTAGGGTACTTAAGTTTCAGATGGAAATGGTTGATGAAACCAGTGCAATAAGAAAATTTGGTCTGATTACAGGTGCTGATTACAATACATTAATGAGTAAGGGTGGTAAGTTAGTAGATAAAAATTTATTTCAAAAATGTGTTGACTATTATAAAGAGTCAATAAACACAGATCTTATAAATGTTGTCTATGATACATGTACTGTCAATGAAATGTGTGCTACAATTCATCATGAATTGGAAAGACATAGAAAATCTGATGGAAAGTATACAAACTTACTTGTTACTATAGATCACTCAGCTTTATTTAAAAATGATTTTGGACAAAAAGATAAATTTGAAATGTTAGGAGCTCTAGGTGAAGCACTCACCATAATGAAAAAGAATTATCCTGTAGCTTTTGTAGTCCTTAGTCAATTAAATAGAAACATAGATGATCCTAAAAGACAAATAGAAGCCACTTATGGTAATTATGTATTAGATTCTGATATATATGGTTCAGATGCTTTATTACAGCATGCTGATGTAGTTATGGGTATGAATAAACCATCTATTAGAAAGATAAAAAAGTATGGTCCTGAAAAGTTTTTGATTGAAGATCCGGATACATTAGTATTCCATTTTCTTAAATCTAGAAATGGTATGACCAGAATAAGTTTCTTTAAATTAGATAGAACTACTATGAGAATAGTAGAAATAGCCACTCCCCCAAGGGAAACTACACAAAAAATCTCTGTAAATTAATAAACAAATATGAATAGTAACAATTTAAGAAAAGAAAAAGAAAGAGAGTTCTATATGCAACATATGGATGCTTTCAAAGCAATTGGTATTGCTGATCCTTTTTTCACAATTAAAACTGCATTTTTCAAAAAAGGAAAGTTTGGAAGACAATGTCAGTTTTTTGAGTGGGAACTAAAGAAAGGTGAAGATATCTACATGGAGTTTTATGATAATGTCTATGATGACAAAGGAAAGAATACTAATATTGTTCCTATGAATGAAGACAGACAACTGTTTAAACTTAAACACAATCCATTCTTTCAAGAAGAATATGATGTGATTGAAGGAACAGACAGTGAAGGAAAACCTGATAGAAAGTATCTTGTTCCTGTTAATGAAATGGTTGTTGTATTAGAAAGTGGTCAAGAAATTAGTCATTCTCTCTATGAAAAGAGAAAAGAAGATGCTAAACTTGAGTTACCTCAGTTACAAAAATCATTAAGTATTTTTCCTGATTTTGAAGAAGAATTTACTCCTAAAAAAGTAGAAGTATCTTTAGAAAGTAAAGATGAATCAATTGTAGAAATATGTAAAAGAATTTCTGCAGATTTTGAAAAATTAGCAACAGTATTATCTAAATTATAACAACATGAGTATAATACTTCCTACTAGTAAGATAAAAGCTGCTAGACAGAATCCTAAAAGAATTGTAATATATTCTAAACCAAAGACAGGTAAAACAACAGCTTATGCTGGTCTTGAAAACAATCTAATTTTAGACTTAGAAAATGGCACTGATTTTATTGATGCCTTAAAAGTTAAAATTGGTGGTCTACAAGAACTACTTGATGCTGGTAAAGCAATCAAAGCTGCAGGTTGTCCTTATGATTTTATTACTATTGATACAGTTACTGCTTTAGAAGAAATGATCATGCCACTGGCAATCAAACTTTACAAAGCAACATCAATGGGTAAGAATTATGATGGAGACAATCTAACTACTTTACCTAATGGTGCAGGATATTTATATATTCGTCAAGCATTCTTTCAAGTTTTAGATTTTATTGATACTTTAGCACCCACAATTATTTTATCTGGTCATATTAAAGACAAAGTGGTAGATGATAAAGGTGAGATGGTAATGTCTGCTAATATAGATTTGACAGGTAAAATCAAGTCCTTGATTTGTGCACAAGCTGATGCAATTGGTTACATGTATAGAAAAGGTAATAAAACAATTTTGTCTTTTAAGACAAATGAGGAAGTTACCTGTGGTGCTCGTCCTGAGCACTTAAGAAATGAAGAAATAGTAGTTTCTGAAATGATTGATGGTGTTTTAACAATATCATGGGAAAAAGTTTTTGTTTAATAATTAAAAAGTAAAGTAAAATGGCTTTAAGTACAGAAGATCTAGGCACCGGTGGAACCGGAATGCCAAAAACAATTAGTCCAGGTAACAAAGTGATGAAAATCAACAACATTGAATTAGAAGAATTCAAGTTTATTCCTGGAGCATTCCATCTGATTATGCATGTTGAAACAGAACCAATTGAAGGGTTTGAAGGGTTTGCTTTAGATAAAGATAATCCTGAAAAAGGTCACTTCAAAGGTCAAATTGGTAGAGTAAAAGCATCTCAGTATGCTTATGCAGATGGAGAAACAAAAACTGGAATTAAGATTCAGAGAGATAGATCTATTTTGATTTTCTTACAGAATCTTTGTAAAACAATGGGTATTAATGAATGGATGTCATCACAACATAACAAACATGATACTATTGAAGCTTTTGTTGAAGAGTTTAATAAAACTGCACCTGTTAAAGATATATTTCTTGAATTTTGTGTAGCTGGTAAAGAGTATGTTGGTAAAACAGGATACACTAACTATGATATGTGGTTGCCAAAAGCAGAAAGTGGTAAGTATGCCTTTGGTGAAGTTGAAGGAGGTAAAGTTATTGCTTATAATGAAACCAAACATTTGAAAAAGCTTGAGACTAAAGAAGTTTCAAACTTTGGTGATGATGATGATACTGATTTTGCAGGACCAAGTAAACCTTCTACAGATTTCTCTTTAGATTAAATAAAATTTAAGGGGGAGTCATAGTGGTTCCCCCTAATTTTAAAACTAAAGATTATGATTTCTACAAATGCAATAATTTCTGATTTAAATGATGTCCCTAGAGAATGGGTATTTGAGCACTATCTAAAACTTACTGAAAGATTATGTGGTCAAAGTCTAAAACTTAAATCAGCATTCAATACAAGTGATAAAGTACCTTCTATGTGTGTCTATACAGATAGTAAGGGTTACTACAAGTTTAAAGATTTCTCTTCTGGTTATGGAGGAGATGGTTTAAATCTTGTGATGCACCTATACAATCTTGATGGTAGAGGTAAAGCTTCATTTAGAATAATGGATGATTACAATATCTATGTTTCTAATAATACATATGTTCCACTTGAATACAAAGCTCATAGTAAATATATTGTTTCTGATTTTGAGATTAGACATTGGAATACATTAGATCAAGCTTATTGGAAGAACTTCAAATTATCTTCATTTCTTTTAGAAAAACACAATGTTCAACCACTATCTTTTTATACAATGATAAAAGAAGATGAGGGTAGATTATTAGATTCTGTTACAATTAAAGGTAACTTTATTTATGGTTTTTTCAGAGAAGATGGTACAATGTATAAAATATATACTCCAAAAAACAAAGATAACAAGTTCATTAAAATAAGAGATTACATACAGGGTAATGATCAACTTGAGTTTAAATCAAAGTATTTGATAATTACATCATCTTTAAAAGATTTGATGTGTTTTAAGAAACTAGGAATTACTGGTATTGAAGCTATTGCTCCAGACAGTGAGAATAGTATTATTCCTGAAAATTTTATAAAACCACTCCTAGAAAAGTATCAAAAGATAATTGTATTATTTGATAATGATGAACCAGGTATAAAGTCTGCTCAAAAGTATCAAGAGAAGTATGGTTTTGATTATGTAAATCTTGACATGTCTAAAGATTTGTCAGATTCAGTAAGAGATCATGGTGTTGAAGCTGTGAGAGATAAGTTATTTCCATTATTAAAACAAGTGTTATGAGTTTAGCAAAAACAATGGATGCGCTTGAAAAACATCTTGACTATGCCAATAGTTATTTTACAGATGTAAAACAAGAACTTGAGGTATTGGAAACAGATTACACTCTTGAAATTCATGAACTTAAAAAAGATGTAGAAACTCTTGAAG